TATCCATTTTGTTTAAATTAATTATATAAATATGTGATAAATTTAAATCAATTTTTTTGGTCGTCATTTACACCCTTGAAGATTTAAAATCGCACCTTTTGGTGAAATAATATAATTTTTAAAAATCGGTTTTGTTTTTACCAATTTTATCTAAGTGTCTTCCTTTACAAATATTATTTTCAATATATTTATTCTTACATTCGTTACATAAAAAAAATACCTTCATTGTAGGAGGTTCTTCTGAATATTTTCTTCGCAATTTATTTTTTTCTTTTTCTGATAATGTGTCCCACCATGGTTTATAAACATCATTTTCGGACCAATATATTGGTTTTCCTACAAGGCGATAAGGGTCACAAGTATCATCACAATAATTATTATGACACCAACTACAACCCCATTCTGTCATACAACCTTTACCACAACTAAAATCCATATAAACAATAATTATTATATATTTAATATTTTTATGTATAATAATTAAGAAGTATAATTTTAAATCTTCAATGGTGTAAAATGTTAAAAGGTGGATTTTATCTTCTATATCTCCTTGATTTCTTAGACTTTTTAGATTTTTTGGATTTTCTGGTTCTACGACGTGTTTTTCGTCGTATTTTTCCTCCATTTATTCTTCTTCCTCGGTCATATATAATACCTTGAGCGTCAACTGTATAACGTCCTTCATTTCCAGGTTTCAAATTTGCGAGTATTGCTTGTCTCTGAAGTTCTTGGATTCTCTGACGTTCTTGTCGTTGTTGTCGTTCTTGTTCTTCGAATTGTCGCTGTATATCAGAATCCAATCCAGTCCCATCGACTGGCGCTGCTGGGTCAATACCTAAACTTGTAAACATTTGTCGCTGTATTTCATTCTCTCTATTTTGTCTCTGTATTTCTGCTTGTCTCTGTGCTTCTTCTTGTCGTCTTTTTTCATCTTCGTCATAGTCATCATCAGAATCAGATTTATTCATGTCGAACTGTATATCCGCCCAATCCGGTTTAGACATATGTATATAATTACTAAATATTATATAAATATTATATAAATATTATTTTATTTTTGCTACACGTTTCATTACTTCGTAAAAAATGTATTTGGATTTATTTCGCAACAGTGTCAGAATCATAGTCGTATGACTCCTCGCTTAATTCCGATCCAATATCTTCAATAACAACATCGGTATCCTTTTCGTCTTCCTCAGACGCTGTCTCTTCAGATTCATCATCCTCGGTTTCAGAAGATGATGCACTCTCAGATTCATCCGCATCACTGCTATCGACAACAAATCCATCCTTTAAATAACCATTCTTGGTCTTCTTATTTTTAGGTACATTTTCCAACTCATCTTCTTCATTATCATCGTCCGCTGCGGTTGCGCCAAGGTCTTCAAACCCACCAAACAACTTTTCATAGATTTTCTCCCACATAGGCAGCGACAAATTTGTATACAATTTAGATCCATCAGCATTTTTAATATGCGCTACAATAGCGCAGCAACCATAAAATAACTTGTTATCAATTGGCGGTGGGAAATCATATTTATTTTCAGAATTTGCGCGACCCTCATCTTTAGCGAAAACCTGAATACAATATTTCTTGCCATCATATTTAGCACTCCATTCGGTTTGTTTCAAAAAATCATCCGCCTTTTTAAAACCGCATTTCTTAAATAATTCCTCTTCTTTGAAATCCTTGATCGCTAACATTTTCAAGGTTCCTGTTCTTTCAACAAGTATAATATTTAAAGGTTGTGACATAATTATTTATAATTAATTGAATAGGTTTAAATAGTTTATAATTTATTATTTATAATGAAAATATACATTGACAATTATAGTATTGAAAATTTACCAAAGAAAATGAAAGGTATAAACAAGTATTTAACAAATAAAACGAATATGGTAGAGGTTTATTCTGATGAAGGTATTTTTTTTATTGATCAACAAAACATATATAAGATTGATTATTTAGATAAACCAATAAAAAAAGGGAAATATATTAATGAAAATGGATCAGTCTTTGATATAATGATTGATACAACTGAAACAACAAAGACAATAGTGAATCAATTGCCGTCAGATAATATAATTATGAAAACCGAGACCCAAATTTATCAAATAAACGCCACTTCAAAAACAAAATTGGTAGTAAATACGACACTAAATAAAGTTACAAATGAATATAAACCATATGATTTTTACTTTGATGTATCAAATGATATTGATATATATAGTCCTATATTTAAAGAGGATATTAATGTGTTTTTATCTCACTTAAACTAATATCTTAATATTGTATGTTATCTTGGATTCTTCAAATTACAATTATTTCAATTGTTTTAATATTTTTGGTACATTATTTATTTAATTTTTTTAAATCTACATTGACGGTTCCAAAAATAAAAGATTTAGTAAATACTCCTGCGCAAAAGTATGAAAACATGTTTAGCGTCATTTCAAAAAGTAATTCTGACCCAATTTTAAGTGCAAATTTAAGAGAAAATATAACTAACCCAAATAGTGAATATACTTTAACAGATTTATTGCCAAAACAAGAAACTAAAACAGATATGAAAAATGAACTTAAAAATTTCTTAAAAAAACAAATGAATGCAACAAATGATACAAATAATATAAATAATACAACATCTATAAGTGCTTTAGATTCTATGATGTCAAATTCATATTCAGAATTTAATTAGATAAATAGTTTAAAGATTACAGTATAATATATTTATAGAATATGTTATCAAATAAAGATAAAGAAACAGTCTTAAATGATTTTCCAAATATTAAACTTTCTTATGAAAATATTACGCATAACAAAGTTTATAAATCCGATATAATAATGGCTATACCAGAGGGTCGAAAAAGTTTTGCTTGGTTTACTAATTATAATGATAAGAATGTATGTTTAATAATGGAACTCGGTGAAAATAAACAAATCACAAGTGTTAAAATAGTAAACGCTTGTTTTAATAGTGAATTAGCGTATGGTACTATATTTTACGGCACAACACTTTTTCACATGCATAATAAATTTTTTACAATTGAAGATATTTTTTATTATAAAGGGAACGATGTATCTAGGTATAATTGGGGTAGAAAATTCGAGTTATTCAATACGATTTTATGTAAAGATATAAAGCAAATATCATTAAATAATTCATTTATGGTTTTTGGATTGCCACTTTTAAGCAATAATTTAGATGATTTTTATAATAAAGTAGAGCAAATAAAATATAGAATTGGTACGGTTCAATTCAAATTATTTGAAAGGTGTAATAATTTTTTATTTATGTCATTTACAAAGTTTATGGACCAAAAAATGTTGAAACCACGTTTAGATAATAATACAAATAACAATAATAATAAAATAGATCTGAATAATAAAAAACCATGCGATAGAAGTGTTAACGATAGAAGTGTTAATGATAGAAGTGTTAACGATAGAAGTAAAAATATAAGAGAAGTAATTTTTAAAATAAAACCCGATATTCAAAATGACATTTATCAATTATATTGTTTAAATGATGATAATAAGGAGATTTATTATGATACCGCTTTTATACCCGATTTCAATACAAGTGTTATGATGAATAAACTATTCAGAAAAATCAAAGAAAACGACCGTTTGGATGCTCTCGAAGAGAGTGATGACGAAGAAGAATTTGAAAATGAAAACGAAGACCGATTTGTTTATCTTGACAAGACGTATAATATGGTTTGTTTATATAATCAAAAGTTTAAAAAGTGGTATCCAATTAGGAATGCTGATACAAACATGACAATAACCCAAATTTCAAAATTAAATCGTGGGCGTTAAAAGGTAATTATAATAAATATAAATAATAATATTTCTATATTTTATGAAGACGAAAAAAAATAAAAACTCTAGAAACAAAACATCAAAGATATATTCTATACCATCTTATGATAAAGATATAATTGGTGTTATTGACGTTAATGCTATTAGACATAATATAAATTATTTAAAAAAGAAGACAGGGACAGATTTAATGCCTGTTTTAAAAGCAGACGCGTATGGACATGGCGCTGTTGAAATGGCAAAAATACTGCGTAAACTTGGAATTAAATATATAGGTGTCGCTACTTTAGGAGAAGCGATAATGTTAAGGGATAGTGGTGATAAAGGCAGAATTCTAGCTTGGTTATATGATATAGACGGAGATGAACTAAAACAAGCGTTTAATATGGATATTGATATTGCGATATTTGATGAAAAAACAATACCAAAGTTTATAAGTCTAATACCAAAAAATAAAAAAATTAATGTCACAATGTTTGTAGATACAGGTATAAATCGAGCAGGAATTCCTTATGATAAAGCATATGACGCTTTTATTGAAGTAAGTAAATGCGATAAAATAAAAGTAGAAGGTATGATGTCACATTTAGTTTGTTCTGGAGTAAAAAATAGTCCCATTGTCAATGAACAATTGCGTAAATTTAGAGAATTAAGAAAAAGGTTATCCGAAATAAACATTGTGCCGCCTTTAGTTCATATAGCAAATACTGGAGGATGTTTAAATTACGATGTTTCTGATTTTACATTGGCTCGTCCAGGTTCAGGTATTTATGGTGTTGGCGGAGATGATGAATATAGTAAAACTTTACGTTTAGCGATGACTGTTAAATCATATATAATTCAATTAAAAGATATTAATAAAGGTGAAGGTATAGGTTACGATTGGAAATATATTACACCAAGAAAGATGAGAATTGCGATTTTACCAATAGGTTACGCTGATATATTACCTAGATCATCTTCTGGTAAATTGTATATTTATATTAACGGAACAAAAAGAAAGGTATTAGGAACAATTAGTATGGACCAAATTATGGTTGAAGCGAAAAATAATGATAAGATAAGCGACGATGCTATTATTTTTGGAAATGGTGTGAATTGTCCTCAAACCATATTTGATATTGCGAATGAATCTGATTTGCTTTCACTTGAAATTTTATGTCATACAGGGTATAGAATTAATAGATTATATATCAATAAATAATATTATTACTAATAAATAATAATATTATTAATAACAATTAACTTATATTAATAATTTGAATAAAATACCTTTTCTAGTGGTATATATATATAACATGTCAGCCGGTTCAGCAGCGTCAAATTTAGGATATGGTAATGTAAACCCTTACAATAATAGTTCGTTTGTAAATGGGCATAGTTCAAACAACCCAGCAAATTTTAGTAGTAATGAAATTCCTGGACTTCCTGGTTTAGCGGGAGCGAAAAGTAATATAGATGCGGCAGCAGGAGTAGTACCAGGTATTTGCAATTTTAAGGGTGGTGCAAAAAGACTCAAAAATAAAATAAAAAATATCACTAAAAGATATAAGATGAAAGGAGGAAAAAAGAGTCGTAGAACTCTTAAAAGAAAAATTAGATCAAGGGCTATGGGTAGTAGTAGAAGTTTAGCTAGAGCAATGGCTTTAGCAGGTGGAAGAAGAAAAAGAACCCGTCGTGTTATGAAGGGTGGATATGCACAATATCAGAATAATCAACCTTTTAGTATGGGTTATTCTGTAGGAGGTGTTTTAGGCGCAAGTGAATCTGCGTTAGCAAATCCTCCTATAATTAAAGGATATAACAGTGCTATTGATAATTATAATCATTATACTAATACTGGTTTCCCTAGCAGAGGACATTAAATATTATTAATTTTATAATAAACAAATTAATAATAAACAAATTAATAATATTTATTTTTTAAATTTTAGTAAACATACACCAGGAGCGTATTTATCTTTTGGCGCTTCTTCTACTACTATTTCTTCATCATCTGAATCACCTGCAATACTTTTATCAGATGAACTATTGCTCTTAACCGATATATTTTTTTTATTATTTTTATCCTTTTTATTAACACAATCTTTAGATACTGGATTAAACACTAGTGTCCAACTGCTTGCACTCGTATCCGGATTATATTGTGGAGACGTTGTATAAATTATTTTATAATTTTCTTTCTTATAAAATGTTTTTCTTTTACGCCATTGATTCTTAAATGTATCATGACTATCTATAATATCAACAACAATTGGACTGCTATGTTTCTCTCTAAGAATACGTCCAACACTTTGCTCTATATCCGTTTTAGGTGTTGCCATTATTAAAGTAGTAAGGGTTTTGATATCGAGCGCCTCTGCTGCCATGGCGTAAGTAGCGATGACAACCATTTTACTCTCAGTTTCTTTTAACGCTTGTTCTTTCATTCCACCAATATAATACCCAACAGTCGCAATATTTCGATGTTTAATAGCGTCATGTATATATTTTAATATATTTTTATTATGCGCAAGAACCATTATTTGCTGTGATGGATTTTCCTGAAACATATCAGCGAGCACCTTTAAAATGAACTCACTTCTTCTATTATATTCACATAATTTGCTGATCATTGTACTATATGCAACATTACCCCTATAATCCAATTTCACCTCATTAAAGTCGTCATCATCAACTTTATATTCAATTGCTCGCACTGTTACTGCAAGTTGTTCATCCCTTTTACCTTTAAATATAACATCACCCAAGAACATTTTAAAAACATGTGTTGTGCCATCTTTACGATTCATAGTTGCCGAAAGTCCAAGCATAAATTTTGTTACCAGTTTAAAAAGCGAGTTTGAAAATACTTCGCTAGAAATATGATGAACCTCATCTATAATAGTGAAACCAAAACTGTCAAATACTGATGCCGGATATTCTTTCATTGATAAACTCTGTAGCATACCAATCACAATATCTTTATCATCAATATCAATAACAGGTCCTTGAATCTTCCCTATACGCGCCTTTGGTAAAAATTGCTGTATGCGTTCAATCCATTGGTTCATCAAGAATTCTTTATGTACAATTACGAGTGTTTTTTTCTTTAACATAGATAAAATATATAATGAACCTGAAGTTTTACCCCATGCACATGGGAGTTCTAGCAAACCACCACCATATTTAACATTAGTACAATGATCTATAAATTTGTTTACTACAGGTTCTTGATAATCGCGCAATATACCGGCAAAATTCAAATCAATATCATCTCCTTCGCTAATCTTATATTCTTTTGGCGCTCCAAAATTTGCTACACCATAATAATGCGGCACATAAAATTTATTTGCTGACTCGCGATATGCCGGAAATGAAACTTGCATATTACCACCACCACCTGGCGCACCATGTGAAACAGGTTTAATTGTTAAATCATTACGAATTTGCTTTTGTTTTTCAATACTTATTTCATTTTTAGGTATAGTATACCCTTTTTGCCCAAGATATGTATTTATTTTAGTATTTTCCATTATAAACTATATTATTTAGAGCAAACTTTTTATGTAGTTTATAAAATAGTTTTAAGAATTTTGGTTTACATTTTCTTATTTACGATAAATAAAATCTATCAATATGATATATGGACAGTTTTTCTAGTTTATTTAAAAAAGAGCATATGGGTGAATTAACACTAGTTATATTATTTATTATTTATTTAATAATGGGATATAAAACACCTGAACCTATTGCTAGTGTAATTGACACTTTAGTCGGAAAAATAGTGATTATTCTTATTGTCATTTATATGTTTATGCATAATAACCCTATTTTAGCAGTTTTAGCGCTATTTGTTGCTTTTGATTTAATGCGCCGTTCATCAATGACAACAGGTATTGATGCTTTACAGAAATATGCTCCTACAGAAGAGAAAAAATCATCACAATTTTCGGCGTTTAATCAATTTCCTTATACTTTAGAACAAGAAGTTGTGAAAAAAATGGCGCCGATTGTTCAAACAGGATCGACAATGACTAAACCATCTTATAAACCACTATTAGATAATCTTTATGACGCATCGCCTCTATAAAAAATAATTATTAATAAACAAATTTAATAATTATTTTTAGATCTAGTTTGTACTATCACTAGAAAAACTGCCTGTAGTTATGCCAGAAAAACTAGGTATCTTTACAGGTGTGCCTGTTAAATATGAATATCCATAATAGACGCCTCCAAAAATAAGAAGAAATATTATAACTGAAAACAAAATCTGTAGAATTATTTTTACAGCATTTTCATTTTTACCCGAAAACAAGTCGTATGATGAACTATTTTTTGAATATTCTACAGGCACTTCATCTTTAGATGACCCTGTTGGTTTACATTGAATATAAATTCCATCACCGATATTACTTAAGTTTGGTCCATTTTTATTATAAAATAAATTGCCGCCAGGTGTAGGAAGAGGATATGGTTTTATTATTTGTGATAAACTAGATATGGTGCTGCTACTTAAAGCAATTGCATCTAAAATATCAAAAACAATATAATCTGTATTATCCTCACCAGTATAAGAGTAGAATGGTTTAACAGGAACAATTGTATTTAGCGTAAATCCGCTTATATTTATAGTTGTCGATTCTCCTGAAACAGGCGCATTATTAGAGACACTTTGAATCAGTTCTGTTACTAAATTAGATGCGGCATTTGAATCTGATGATTGATTAATAGGTACACAAACTGCTAATTGATTGCCGCCAAGAACTGGTGTATGTGTAATAATTAATTCAGCGCTTGCAGTAGCGCCATTAAAAATATGTATTGATGGCGAAACCATCATCATCGTATTAACTGTATATTTTTGCTGATTGTATACAACCGGAGGTGTATTACTTTTGTCGAAACTAAATATAATTACAACTCCTTCATTATTTGCGGTTAGACTAGTTTCAGGATATTTAAAATTATAAGCGCATTTTAAATCACAATTAGAAGTAACATTCTGCCTTGATATATTTATAGATGCATTATTTGTTGTCATTAATATAACTATATAAATAAAAATATTAATTTATTTATATAGAAATGAATTTAACTAAAGGTAAAATATCTAAATTGTATAAAAAGAATAAACAAAGTGTTCGAAGAAGAAAAAATGGTAAAGGAAAAACCGGTAGAAATAGGACATTTAGAAAAACTAAAGGTCTTAATTTAGCAAATAAATCGCTGAAAAATTTTTATAAAAAGCGCGGTGGCGACACTAATGAAGTAAGTGCTCCTGATGTTAATCTTAATCAAGGTCCTCAAGAAAATGCTATTGCTCCTGCTGTTAATCAAGATATTGCTCCTCAAGAAAATGCTATTGCTCCTCAAGAAAATGCTATTGCTCCTCAAGAAAATGCTATTGCTCCTCAAGAAAATGCTATTGCTCCTGCTGTTAATCAAGATATTGCTCCTCAAGAAAATGCTATTGCTCCTGCTGCTGCTGGTATTAATCCAGATGTTGTTGGTGCGATTCCTGAAGAAAATGCTATTGCTCCTGCAGTTAATCAAGATATTGCTCCTCAAGAAAACGCTATTGCTCCTGAAGTAAATCAAGATGTTGCTCCTCCTGCTCCTGGAGTAAATCAAGATGTTGCTCCTCCTGCTCCTGAAGTAAATCAAGATGTTGCTCTTCAAGAAAATGCTATTGCTCCTGCAGTTAATCAAGATATTGCTCCTCCTGCTCCTGAAGTAAATCAAGATATTGCTGGTCAAGAAAACGCTGTTCCTCCTGAAGTAAATCAAGATATTGTTCCTCAAGAAAACGCTATTGCTCCTGAAGTAAATCAAGATGTTGCTCCTGAAGTAAATCAAGATGTTGCTGATGCGGTTCCTCAAGTAAATGAAGTAAATGAAGTTGCTCCTGTTCAAGAAAACGCTATTGCTCCTCCTGTTGAAGTAAATGAAGTAAATCCCGTTGCTCCTGCTGAGATTCCTCAAGAAAACGCTATTGCTCCTGTTGATGGTATTAATCAAGATATTGCTCCTCAAGAAACCGCTATTACTCCTATTAATATTCCTCAAGAAAATGTTACTGCTCCTGCTGTAGATCCTAATATTATTAAATTAGGAAATGCGGTTAAAACAATTTTGGATTATACAAGTAGTGTAATTCAAAATCAAGGACAAAATAATACAGATGGTTTTCAAGCAGTAGCAAATAACGCTGCTGAATTGGCTACTACAGGAGGTAAATCAAATAAATTTAGATTAACACGTAACAAACAATCTAGAAGGTCAAACAATAAAACTAGAGGTAAAAAATAAACTAATAATTAGATTGCCGGTAAATATCTAATTGTATCATTATCATACACAGTTACTCTATATGGTTCATTTAATCCTTCAATGTATACAGTATCGCCGTTAAACAATCTATCACATCCATATTCATTTGTACAACTTTTGCCATTTCGAGAAACAGGTAATTTAACACTATTATTTTGGTCACTCATTGTATAATATTGCCATTTATCGCGATTAGTAAATACAGGTCTGCCCATTAAAGGCAAAATTGATCCTTTTGAATTAGTTGCTGTAAGTATTCCAAGTTGCCTATAACTTGTATTTTCAGGAACGGCGCCAATATTAGTCTGAACATTTATAGGAACAAAATAACGTTCATCTCTTAGCGGTGGAGCGTAAGGATTTAATAATGGATCACTTGGTAAATTTGTATATGGCCAACTGGGTAAAAACCCTCCAAAAAATCCTCCTCCTACATTCTCTCTTTGTGTATCCTTTATAACTATTTTTTCAGAAGGTTGATTATTAACAACAATATTTTGACTATTCATATTTTTGTAAATCAAATAAACAACAATAATAATACAAATTATCATGAAAAACATAGAAAGATTTTCAATACATATTACTCCTGGCGGACATTTTTTCATATTATATTATTATAATATAAAATACTTTTTTATAGATTATAGATTATAAAGTTTATTGTTTACTTGGGAGAGAACTGCTGAATTTTTTCGCCATTTCCATAATTCCTTGTAATCCTTGACCATCGCCGTCACCCATTCCTTCTAACAAACCTTTTGCTTGATTCATCATGGGTTCCAATTGTTTAATCATAGGACCCATACCTTTCATAGACTCAGCCAATTGCATTTGCTGTTGCATTAATTTTTGTGTGTCATCTGTAAGTCTTTTAACTCCTTCACTACCTAAAATACTGTTTAATTGATCATACGCATCTTCAACAGTTGATGCGTAATCAATTTTACTTCCTCCTCTTTTGGCGCGTCCAACTTCAAACGCTTCATCTGTTTCATTATTAGCGTGATCATCTAATGGAGTCATAGGCAAATCTTGATTTGTTTTTTTAGCAGGTTTATCTGCTTTCTTATCCTTATCGTCCTTCTTTTTCTCATCCTTCTTTTTATCTTCCTTCTTTTTCTCCTCACCTTTAGTTGTATCGCCCATATTTTGATTTCCTTCAATCATTTTTGACATTCCCATTGCAACAAAAAAGTTCACTAAAATCAATGGTATTCCTAAAACAATGATCATATTTTTATTAAATTGTACTATCAATATTGCTAAAACAACAAAAAACAAAATAGCAGTTAAATTGTTGGATACAAGATATCCAATCATATTTAAAGCAGATAGAACACATACAATATTCAAAACCGTTTTATTTGTAAGTAAATTTTGTAAAACATGAGATAGTTTCATTTATATATATAATGTTTAAAAAAAATTGATTAATAAATTAATTTTATACAAAAATATATAATTAACAATGACACAAAATAACTTTGATAATAATAATAATTTTGATAATAATGACAATAATAATAACTATGAAGAAAACAACTATGAAAGTGATGATGATAGCGATTCAGATAGCGATTATGATAGTGATTATTATGAAGAAATAATTTATGATTATGATGAAAATAGCGCTACAAAATATAATATTGTTTTATGTGAATTATACAATGATAAATTACATGGAAAAACAAATAACAATGATGCATATACTCATTATTTATTGATTAACAGAATAAAAAAATTAGATATGAATTTTATAAATAGTTTTACAAAAACTATAAATAAGGATTATATAGAAAGACAAAATCAAATAATACCGCATAAATTTATAAAAAATTATAAAAATATTATAACAAGACCAAATTATATTAAACCGGAAATTGGTGAAATAATACATTTACCATGTGGACGCACAGTATGTATAATTAAAACATTATGGATAAAAATAATTCAACGCGCTTGGAAAAAGGTTTATAATATAAGAATACAAATGTTTAAAATGCGATGCCAGATACAATCATTAAAATATAGAGAGATTACAGGTAAGTGGCCTGACAGTTGTCGATATATGCCAACCTTACATGGATTATTATCGCACTAGGTGGCAACCTTAAATAGAGAGTTATCATCACCATTAAAATAACCTAATTCATTTTCTTGATTTGTATCTAAATTATTCCAAATAATTTGTATTAACTCATTTGTAAAAGTAATTAACCTTTGTTGTTTAAAATTATATGTATCCGATTTCTTATAATTTTTTATTTTCACATACGCATCATTTTTTTTGACAAGTTCAAATTTTGTTTGTATATTATTTAGTGTAGTATCATAATTGTACAGCAGACTTTCGTAATTAATCAAAATATAGTTTTTTACTTTATGCGGCATTATATTCATTAAATAATGATTCTTTAATTTTCGCATTTCAAAAATATTCTTATATTTTTTACCGTTTAAATAATTTAGATCTTTTGGGTTTATTATCTCTGTATTATTATTATTATTTGAAAAAATATTGAAATTTAACATCGATTTTTTATTTGGTTGCTCATCAAAAACAGAGTAGAATTCATTAAACAAAAAGTTTCGAAGTGGTTTATTTATGGATGGTATATGGTGCAATTCTTTTGAAAAGGAGTTTAACCAATAAATCGGATTTCTTATTATACCTATAAAAATCGTATCTTCATTTGCGCTTGCGTAGTTATTATTACAAAAGAAATGTTTATTACCATATTCGGTTGTATATGTAATATCAAAATTATGCGTTAACGCTTCTTCTAGAAAATTTGTTCCACTACATCGTTCTCCTAATATTACGAATTTTCTGTTTGACATTTAATATTATAAATATTATATTATTAAATAAGAGTTTTTACTTATAGTGTTTTTCTAGTTTTACTACCTCTCGCCTTATCTTTATACAAAGATGTGGTTTTAGATGTGGATTTAGATGTGGATTTAGATGAAGACGATTTAGGAGATGAAGACCTTGGCGAAGAACTAAAAGTGCGTCTTTGCGCGTTTTTATTATAAGTAAACCCACCTTTTTGTCTTCTTCTTCTCAAGCACCTTTTGGTTTTTCTTGATTTTTTACCACCAATAATCCTACCATTATTAAAATTAATACTATAATTTCTTAGAATTCCTGGAATAGATTGAGGTATTGTAGCAGTTCTTATATTGTTTAAGGCAAGTGCATATTTATTTCCTGGATTACCTGGCATTTGATTACTCTTTCTTGAAAGTTGATCTATAATTGATCCAAGAGTGAAATTTTGTCCGTTAACATTTATTTCAGTATCTAAAGGTATTCTATTTAAACCTCCAGGGTTTCTAGATGAAGATGCCGATGAAGAAGAAGATGCCGATGAAGAAGAAGATGATGATGAAGGTGCGTTACTATTTATCTCATCAATTATACTTGTAATTTGTTGTAATAATCCAGTTATTTGTCTTGGATCTACTGTACCTGCTGCGTTTAAAGCATCTATTTGAGATTTTATTTCCCTAATTTTTTGTGTTAATTGCATATGTTGTTGTTTTAATTCTTGGTTCTCACTTGTTAATCGTTCCATTAATGTTTGTTGTTCTGTAAGGCGTTGTTGTAAAACTGTAATTTGATGCTTTAATAGGTCTTCTTGACGTCTTAATTCGGCAATTAACTGTTTCATCTGACCATTTTCATCTACTAATTCACGCTGTTTTGCATCATAGGTATCCTTAAAACTTCGTTGTTGGTCTTGTGAACTAGCCGATTGTTGTCGTAACCTTTGTATTTCTGCTTGTGAACTAGCCAATTGTTGTTGTAAACTTTGTATTTGATCTTGTAAACCCACGCAAGCATTACCAGCGTCAGAAATTCCTCTCTCTTTATCTTGAATTCGTCTTTCTAAATCAGTAAGTTGTTGTTTTAACAAATTAAATTTTTCACGTACACCTACTAATTTCCTATTTATATCTTCAAGTTGGGGTAAAATTTGCCTAGAAAATACTGAATTTTCATTATTTTTTCTCTCGATATCATTTTTAATACTATCTAATTGACTCATATTTTGTTGAAATAATTGTCGAAAATTTGGTTCACCGCTCATTATATATATAAAATTATATTAAATTTACGTATATAATAAAATAATTAGTAAGCATTTTTTCCTATTTGTAAACTAATATCATCAACACCTCCAATAATTTCATCAATACCCTTTTTAATTGAGTTTATTTCAGTGAGTATTTTCTCTTGTTCGTTTTTGGCGTCATCAATATTATTTTTACTTAATTTGCCCGAATCAGTTAAATCTTTGATATAATTATTCAATAAATTCAACGCGCTCATTTGGTCCTGTTTTTGTTTAACAATATAACCGTAATATTTACTATAATCTTGTTTAACTTCACTTAAGAACTCATTTTGTTTTGTAATATTCTTGAATTTTTTCTGTTTATCTAATAACATTTTTCTTTTTGCATCAATAAGATTTTCAATTTGTAAAAGTTGGTTGTCTCTGTTCTCTAAATGTATATAATTTGTGGGCATTCTTAAACTATTCCACTATTTTATTATTATTTTTTAAACAATTTTATTAAAATAATTAAAAAGAAATTTAAAATCTTTATAATATATTATTTAGGATGTCGAAAAATAATACTGAACCTTTGCTTGTCCCTGACGATAATAGATTTGTAATGTTTCCCATAAAGCATAATGACATATGGGACATGTATAAGAAGCAAATAGATTGCTTTTGGCGCGCGGAAGAAATTGATTTGTCTAAAGATTCTACACATTGGGAGTCCTTAAATGCTGATGAGAAACATTTCATTTCAATGATTTTGGCATTTTTCGCTGCGAGCGATGGGATCGTCTTGGAGAACCTAGCATCACGTTTTATGAGTGAAATTCAGGTCTCCGAAGCGAGAGCATTTTACGGTTTCCAAATTGCGATGGAAAATATTCATAGTGAGACCTATAGTCTTCTAATTGAGACGTACATTAAAGATAAGGAAGAAAAATCAAGATTATTTAACGCGATAGAGCATTTTCCGTGTATAAAAAAGAAGTCCGATTGGGCGCAAAAATGGATTCACGATAACCGCAGTAGTTTCGCAACCAGATTAGTCGCCTTTGCGTGTGTAGAGGGGATTTTCTTCAGTGGCGCGTTTTGTAGCATTTATTGGTTAAAAAAACGCGGTCTAATGCCTGGACTCACATTCAGTAATGAATTGATTTCACGTGACGAAGCACTCCACTGTGAGTTTGCGATCCTTTTGTACAACAAATTGTTGAAAAAAATCGACAAGGCGCGTATTCATGAACTTATCAAGGAGGCGGTCGATATTGAAACTGAATTTATTTGTGAGGCGTTGCCATGTCGTTTAATTGGTATGAATTCTGAATTAATGACACAATATATCCAGTTTGTTGCTGACCGTTTATGCGTTCAATTGGGTTACAAGAAGATTTATAATGTGACTAATTGTTTCCCATGGATGGAAATGATTAGTCTAGAGAGTAAAACAAATTTTTTCGAGAAAAGATCTGACGCATATGCTTTAGCAAATAAAAAATCTGATAATGCTTTTGAATTTAGTGATGATTTTTAGATAATTATATTATTTTCTTTTGTAGGTTCTCCTCCTTTTTTTACGCATTTGTTTTCTTGATTTTTTCTTACCACCAAAATTTTTTTTACT